CGAATTTTTATGGTGCTATCTACAAAGGAATGCATTTAGTGAGGTTTACTTCTGATTGGTCATCGGAAGATGGAAGCAACTTTTATCGGGGGGATTTTATAATATCGGGGGATTCTGCATATATGGGGACACAAATGATGATATTGCCCGTTAAAAAAGTTCCCGATGTTGTGAGAAAACTAAGATTAAGAAATTTTCCAAGTGTGGTTTTGTTTAAAGATGGGAAGAAGGCGAAAGTATGGAAAGCAGACTTCGATGGGAATTTAGAATTAACAACAGACCAAGTCCGAAAAGCTATTAATTGGCATTCGGTGGTTTTAAAAGGTTATTAGAAATTAGATGGGGAGTAAGTGAACCCTATAAGTGTGTATGCTGAATATGGTGCTGTTGGAATAATAGTAGTTTTGTTTGCTATGATGATAATCAATTTGATTAAAAGTCAAAAGCTACAGAATGAAGACTTAGATGGGATTAGACAGTCAATCGTTAAAGCTGAGACTAAGATGGCTAATGTTGAAGGAATAGTATTAAAGATGTTGGATAGATGGAATCGTTCAGATGAAGTTTCTCAAAGACATAGAGAAGATATAGTGAAGGAATTAAATGATGTTACAGACGACCTGGCATACTTAAAAGGTAGGATAAATGGAAAATGAGCATAAAAGAATAGTTGGGGATGATTGATACATTGAAAACTATAGGAAACGGCGTCGTTGGCGTCGGTGTATGGTGGATTAATTTGCCTATGATATTGCAGATGTGCGTATCGCTGGCAACTTTAATCTATATTATATTAAAAATTAGAAATGAAATACAGAAGGCGAAGATCTGATATGCCTTTATATCAATACAAATGCAAAGATTGTGAATCTTACATAGATAACTACCAGAACAGAATGGTGAGGGGGTCGGAAGATTCATTTGTAGGTAGTAGTTGTCCATTGTGTCATAACGGTGAATTGGAAAGAGTTGTGACACTGCCCCATGCTATTGTAAGAGGGGGCGGAGACTGGGCTACTGCAATTAGAAAGGATCAGGTTGATTTTTCCAACATTAGCATGGAAGACAGCCTTGGTCGTATAAGCTCAAATAAAACTAAAAGGAGTTAATATGAGTGGTGTAGTTAGTTATGTCATGGAGAACTATATGCAAATGCTTACAGCCGTTGGAGGCATCGTAGGCGGGTTTGCTGTTATAGCTTCAATGACGCCAAATAAAAGCGACGATAGGATTGTCCAGATGATTCTGGATATGGTGAATTTCATAGGCGCCAATTTTGGAAAAGCAAAAAACGGAGGATAATATGGCGAAAGTCAAATTAAACGCTTGGGCGAATAAAATGGTTAAAAAAACCATTGCACAAGTTCTTCGGAGGGTCGGCGTTACCGAGACCATCCTATTTATCCTTGATATCGTAGCCGATATGACTGAAACGGAGGCTGACGATAAGATAGTGGCTGAACTACGAAAGGCGTTAAATCCAGAATAATGCCAAGGGGAATAGCAGTATTAAGGGATTTTTCTGGGGGGATAAATACACAGTTTAACCCACGAGACATACAGGACAACCAACTCGGTTACGCACAGGATATTATGGGTGATCGGGTTGGGTCAGTCCGTACTATGGGCAATGGGAGTGGTACGCCCAGACAGGTGAACAATTCTGCATCGGTAAAGTCTATTAATACTTTAGCTTCTACCGACCTTGCGAGTTCTGCTGGCTATGGGTTTAAACACTTTGAACTGGACTGGACTGAGGGTGGAGCCAATACTGGTGAGCATTACCTAGCTGTGGTTGACGAGAGTGGAGAATTAAATCTTTGGGACTATACTAACAATTCCTGGGCAACTGTTAGTGTGGATATTCATGGTAGTGAAACAGACTGTAAGCCTATAATAACACCCATAAATAATGGTATAAGGGTAGCCGATACGAATCTAACAAACTCAAGCACAATTAAATATTATATGTATGTTAAAAGAAGTCAGCTTGGTAGGGATCGGTCTGGTTTTTATGCTGGTAATAATACACTCCCAGCACCCACTGCTGGAAATTTAGTTGGTTCTGCTACTTATACCGACGGATCTGTAAATTTTCAGATAGACTCGCAAACCGCTGGTACTGGCACTTGGTCCAAGGATAACTACTCCTTTGCATATACTTTTGTTTATGATGGGAATCAAGAGTCAGCTCCGTATATAGTTAGCTCCGCTCTTGCATTAGCTAATGTTGAAGACGACAGACCGTGGAAGGTGACCGTATATGCAGCCAATGCCACTGCAGCAACAGATTATGACGCAAGAATCACTGGAGCTAGAATATACTGGAAGTATTATGATTCTGGATTAAGTAAGATTGCTCAGGGGGAATGGAATTTATTGGTTGATGTTGATTTAACTGGAACAAGTTCAGATGAGCACGCATATGGAATCAGGTCAAAACTTGGTGATAAATTTGCTAACTGGACTGTTAGTAGTAATGATGCTAATGCCGTAATTGTTATTCAAGATCCACCCATTGATACATACGCCACTTTAAATGGGTATCGAAGCAGTGACGGTGCTTTGGTTATAGGTAATGCGAGTGATGGGTACAAGTCAGCTATTTTTACCAATCGAAGAATGTTCGTTGCCAATGTTAAAATGACAGGAGCCGATGGCGTGCAAACGCAGGAAGCCGATAGGATTATGTATTCTCCAGTAAATAAGCCTGACATATTCCCAGGGAGCCAATTTATTGATGTGGTCAAGGGAGATGCGGAGCCCTATATTAAACTTGAAGCTGTAGGCGACAGGCTGTTTGCTTTTAAGGGTGATAACTTATTTATAATAAATATTTCTAATCCAAGCCCTGCGGGGTGGTACTTGGAGGCTACCCATAGAGGTATGGGAGTGCTACATCCTGCCGCTGTATTTAAAGCAGACTTTGGACTTATCTGGGTTAACCCTAATGGTCTTTTCATATATCAGGAGGGCGGAGGAGTGGCAGAACTGTCAGAGGGGAAGATACTTAATGGATATGGCACGGATGATTACAGCTTTAATGCTTGGGGGAAACTCATTACAGCCAACTCAATTGTTGGATACTCACAGAAAGATAAAGAGATAATCGTTAACATAGATTGTAGTAGCGTAGTTAGTGATTCTACATTTGGTGGCAATGGGCCAGATGTGGTCGTATATGATATGGAAACTCAATCATTCTGGTTTGGCAAGAATAGGCTTTATGCAGCATCAGTGGCGTCTACTGGAGGGGGGATTGCCTCCAACTTTGAATATGATTGGAATGGAGATTTAATATATGCCTCAGAATATAGTGATACCGTAACAATAAGATCGTGGCAGTCCGACAGTCAGACATCTACTGGAGTTTTATTCTCCACAAAGGATATTGACTTTGGTAACCCAAGTAAAAAGAAAAAGATTTATAATGTATATATAACATATAAGCATTCAGACAGTAATGATGTATCCAATTTCTTGAGTTATTCCACTAACGGAGGTACAAGCTTTGTAACTGTTGATGGCGATGACTCTACTGCGATTGCAAACAACACATTAGATCAGGCCACAAGCTGGGAAATACACAAGTTTACTTTCACTACGCCTGTTGAATGCCAGAGTATAACATTAAGATTTAATGGACCAACTAGCAATGCCAGTAAGATTAATATTAATGACATATCAATTGAGTACAGGGAACTATATGGAAGGGTGCCTGCAACCTAATGGCTTTTCTTAAAATAGACACTTCAGGTATGAACGCCAGATATGGCAGGGCAAAGGTAGCGCCTGAGAAGTCCCGTCAGGTTACGGAATTTAATACCCCTGCCAAGAACAGGGCACCAGACATACCAAAGACAGAAGCTAAAGAGGGCGATATTCTAAGTTATTTTGACGATGGCAAGGGTAAGGTGTTAACATCTTTTGATGGCGGATACCAATCTGCTATGACCGCTAAGGTTTCTGATATGAACAGAGTCGATCTCGGATTTGACCCTATTTCAATTGAAGCGGGTAAGGGATCTAGGATATCATTTAGAGGAGTAATTCAAGCTGGTTTAGTGGGGCAGAATATTATTACAATAGATTCCAATAATAAAACTCAGTATATACCAAGCGGCACTAAAAAACTTTATCTTGATGGAAGTCAAGGTGGCGAGGTTGGATCGTTTGTTCGTGCTAATACAGCTTGCGAAATAAATGAAATTGTTATTGATGATGCTGGTCATTTTGATGCCTGCATAGTGATTCTTGAATCTGGCGGTGCGAATTGGACCTTCGAGTTTGGGACATCAAGTGCACAGAACAACGACTTGCAAGCGGACTCAGATGATTTATATTATGCAGAAATCTCTAGTAATGATATGACAATCACAACTGGAGCGAGAGCTCTATTTACCAGAAGTTCTAACGATTGGAAACTGCATTCTCTTTCAAGTTTAGACGGTATTATAATGCAAACTGGAGCATTACAGCCCATTGCAGATGACACTTATGATTTAGGGGCGTCTACTAAAGAATGGAAGGATTTATATGTAGATGGTACTGCGTATATTGATACCTTGTCGGCTGGTAGTATGTCTGGTAGTTTTACTTCTAATGTTGCTTCTACTGGTAATTTTCAAGCTGGGGTGGGCGCCACAGACGATGCATCTTTTTCCTGTGGTCAGATAGATTTGGGTATGTATAGATATGCAACTGATGTGATTGGATTTACTTGCAACGATGAAGATAGCTATAGGCTGGCTGATGGTTACTTTAAGCCTGGGTTTGATAATAATTCCGACCTTGGGGCCTCTGACCTTGCTTGGAAAGATGTGTATTATGAAGGCACTATTACAGATACATCTGATATAAGATTTAAAAAGAATGTTGATGATAGCGATTTAGGGTTATCGTTTATCAATGATTTAAGGTCGGTAAAATACAATCATAAAACTGACGATGATACCGATAAAAAGAAATATGGTCTCGTAGCACAGGAAGTTCAAGAAGCATTAAGCACAGCTGGTGTGGATGATTTCTCTGGTGTTGCCGATCAGGACGAGGATCACTTGAGGCTTGACTACACGCAGTTCGTAGCACCTCTAATAAAGGCCGTGCAAGAATTGAGTAAAGAAGTGGAGGAATTGAAAAAAGAATGCAACATAGCGGTTTAGTATTATCGATAAATAGCATAAATTTAAAAGGATTAATCTATTATGCCTAGAACACCTACATACGGAAGAGCGACTGGTCCAGGCGACGCCGTCGGCTCTAGTATATATGAAATGTACGCCCCACAAAGAGAGTCAACTGAATTCGGAGTTGATTATGCCAGAACTGGATACCAACTTCAAAAAGAAGTGGAGATTGAAAAGCAAAAACAATTAGACGCTCAAATAGCACAGAATCAGCAAGTAAGGGATATTCAGGAACAGGAGGAGGCAAAAAGAAGAAAAAAAGGAAGAAAAGGGCAAAAAGTATCTGCTGCAGCTACTGGAGCTACATTAGGGGCTCAAATCGGTTCGGCTATCCCTGGAGTAGGAACCTTAATTGGCGGAGCTATTGGAGGTCTTGGGGGCTATCTTTTCGGCGAAGAAGGAGGTATGGTACCCTTTATTAATCCAGACAGTCTTTTATATAAACAGTATCAGGCTGGTGGAGATGTAACTGGATACTCAGGAGGACAACCTAAGTTTCTACGCAGAGGATATCAGAATCTACAACTTCGGCAAGAAGATGTGGGAAGAGCACAGGAAAATTTAGATAAAATGAAAGCATATGGATTCTGGGATGCTGTTGGTGATCTCGGTAAAGGCTATATGGCAGGGAAAGACTTAATGAGTATGGTCCCAGAGAGCTTTATGAAAGATGTGTCTCAGTATGGACTTGGAGACGCATTTAAGCATAGTGTTGCAAGGGGAGGAGATTTGGACTCCCTCTTTGGTGATAAAACTACCAAAAAATACCAAGATGTTTTTAAAGAGAATGTGACAAGGTTAGGGGTGGAACAAAATCCATGGCTTAATCAAACGGATGAAGAATTCTGGGGGGCTGGTGGAGGATATGTACCAACGCCAGCTAGGAAGTCTATTTATAGAGATCAAACTCGTGCAACTAAGTATTTAAAATAAACAATGCCAGGATTTAATAATAATATGTTTTCTCTGCTTGGACTGCAGAAAGGTGGATTTGCAAGAGGGAAGGGTATGCGTGGAGAATTTAATATGCCCGCTGCCCCACCAAAGCCGAGTGTGCCTGCACCTGCACCAAGGCCTGCACCACCACGAGCCTTTTCTCCATCTCCTCAAGCAGCCTCAATGGGGGCAAACCTTGGGGGATATAGTGCCCCAGCAACACAACCATCAATGTCACCCGCAGCAGCTGTAGAAGCTGGAAAATTAGGAGGAGGAATAGGGAGAGTCGCACCTAGTCCTGCAACTGGAGGAATGGTAGGTGCTATTTCACCTAGTTCTGTAGCTGGAGGCGTTGGAGGTGGATCAGCGGGGATGGTAGGTGGAACAACATTAACACCAGCCACTCCATCAGCAACAGGCGGTGGAACTGGAGGACTCCCATCAGCTACACTTGGAAGAACGATGACTTTCCAAGGAATGCAAGGAGGAGGGTTTGCAGACGAGAAATATGCAAAGGAAACAGCTTTCGGAGCACCAACACCACCAACACCACCAACACCACCGACACCACCAACACCGCCAACACCGCCAACACCGCCGCCAGATCCCGCAGTAACTGGAGAATACGATCCCCTAGGAGCAGGAGCAGGAGCAGGTATTGGTATGGATGCACAAATGGGTGATACAAGAGGAATGGGTGATCCAGGGGAAATGGGTTATACAGGAGGTCGTCCTGCGGATACACCAATGGGTGACCCAAGTGGAAAAGGAGCAGGAGCAACAGTAGGAACAGGAGCAGGAGCAGGGGAACCTTCAGGTCCAACCACTGGCGGGACACAAGACTTAACCCCCGATTTAAGCGGAACAGATTTTAGTGGACTGCAAGGTCTTTCTGGAAACGATATAGTATTTGGAGGCGACCCAGTATTTGGAAGCGATACAGATTGGTCTGGAGTTCTTGGGGATACACTAGGCCCTACAGGCCCTACGGGAGGTGCGGCAGGTGGAACAACTGGAGGGATGATCAGTGCACCTACTGGACAATCTTTATTAGATGCGACAACTGGGGGAGATATAGCCTCTCAGTTTGGTTTTGACCCAGGTCAATATGGCGGATACTTCGCACCTGTGAGTGAGGGGATGAGAACAGCAGCCACAGAAGAGGGATATACAGGATTTTTAGGAGAACAAAGGGCTCAGTTAAGAGAAACTGGAGGACAGCAAAAAAGAGGATTAAGGGCAAGTTTATTACAGGATGTGATGACGGCACAGCAACAGGGCGGAGCTGCTGGATTTGCAGGTGCAGGAGCCCAAACACAAGCATTAGGATTAGCAAGAGAAGGTAGGCAATTAGGTGCCGAACAATTAGCAAGTCAGTACGGTAAAGGAATGCACGGAGTAAGACAGCAGATAGCAGGCAGAGTGACCGCAGGCGAGCAGGCTCTTGCAAGTGCACAGAAATCAATGTATGACAGAGCTTTGGCTCTTCAGCAATCTGGAGCAACTATGGGTACTGGTGCTGGCGCTGGTGCTGGCGCTGGCGTAGGCGGGACACCATCCTCTGCAATGCTTACTACGGATACAGCTATAGATCCAACGACAGAGGAAGGTTCTTTCTTAAGGCCTGAAACTAATACGGATTTCGATGATTCAATGACACAGACTGGAGATCCAGGATATACTCCAAGGGTTGGATTCCCCAATCCATACGCTAAAGTTAATACTGGTTTCGATGAGTCATTCAATATGCAGACAACACCAATAAATTACGGAAGCCCCGCAAAAGGGATGGGGAAAGGAATAGGTTAGAAATGGCAAACGGAATAGATAGAAGATACACAGGCATACCAATGATACCACAGGTCGTAGAAGAGAAGACCAGTATGTGGGATGCTATAGTGCCGCTAGCACAAATGGCTAAAGCAGAGAAAGCCAGACAGG